TAAAGACGGAAGATCTTCTTAAGTAAAACCAATTTATATTGGTCTTCCTTAATTTTGGATCATTTCCGATCTGTATAAGATATTAGATCGAGTTTGAATCTACCTTCAATAACTGCCTTTGTCACTTTTATCAGTTTGTCAACCGATAGTCAATTTAAATTTCGACCAAAGTAACTTAAAGGGTAACCTTTATCAGTCAAAAGACTGAGAAGTTCACTTATGTTAAAGTTTGTTGTTTTAGAGTTGGCTATCTGAGTTAAGTACCCTATCATGGGGTACTTAAAATCCTTAAAGACCTGAGCTTTATTCCCAAAAAGGAATAACTTTCACAAGTCACTTCCATATCTACGTCTGATTAATCGAGTAGTAATACTCAATCGACCAAAGAAATTGGAGTTCATGACGAAATCTTTAAAAGATAACGCAGAAACATCAATTCCCTTAACCGCAGTTCTTTTCGCAAATTCAATTACTGGTCTATTAGGAGCTATTACTGACTTTTTTAAGTTAATCGTAACTCCCATAGACTTAGCGAGAGCCAAGTAGCAATTAGCTACTGACTTATCGAATAGTATTAAGTCATCACCTAATACTAAGTAATCCGAATATCACTCGGTAAATTTGCATTTACCTACTGTGTCGGCGCAAAACTGGACCATCATATGATGCAATATATTTAACATTGCTCATGATGATAAGGCACCCATAGGTTGCCCCACTTTGTAAAAGACCGGTCCTACAGGTAATCCGTAGGAATTCTCAGCAATATGATACGATCGAGCTACTAGTATACTTTTCCAATGATCCCCTATCGAACACCCATAAAGAGCATTTAATAATGAAACTTGTGAAGAAATCGGTAGCCTGTCCGTTGCCGAACTTAGATCGAAACCATATGATGCCCCATACTTAATAGATAAAGTCATAGCTTTATCGAAGGCTGCTTCTTGATTATGAGTCCCATCATTAGGAAGAAATTTAAAAAAATTAAATAAATCCCTATGTAATGGTTCTAGCAATGATTGTGTTAAAACATCAACCATCGCAAAAACTCGTAATTTACCAGCAGCTTCTTCTTTAAAAGCTAATCTTCCTAACTCGTTATATTTAACGGGAATAG